TAGGCACCAGCGTAGATAGGATAATTAGAATTCACGACATAACAATAACGGCAGCAAAGCAGATACTCTAAGCCGTAAGACAATCTTTCGTACGGCGTTGCAACAGTTCCCTGCTCCAATTGCACATCCGTTACTGTCCAGTAACCTGATGTTTGTGCGCCAACATAAAACATTATCTCAACGCCATTTTCGGCACCGGATGGCAAAGATATCTGCGCAGAGTATTTTGTCGGTGTTTCTGTCACAGTAAAGCTTCCAGATGCAATGCTAGTGACGGCAGAAAAATTATTGGTACTGTTGGCATAATATGCCGCCCAAGTAATTGTGTTCAGCAAACTATTTGCCAACACCGCAGAAAGCGTTACCGTATCTCCTTCGAGATCATAAATATTTATGGATTCAATTCTGTGAAGAAACTGCTGCTGCGTAACCCCCGCTGCGCCGTTTATCTGATAGGCGTTACGGTTTCCACCCGTTCCCGTAGTCTGGCCAGCCGTACTATTTGCCCCAACAGAAACAGCCAGCCAGCGATCAATAACATAACCAGCAACTCCAGCCGTTAACGTGATGGAAGAAGAACCGTAACGCTGGCTAACTGGCATGTCGCCATTGATAATACGGTTTCTGAGGCCCGCGAGTGGGCCGCCATTTGATGATGTGCTAACAGTGCCGCTTGAGAAAGTCGCACTTCCTGTTACAGCCAAATTCCCGCTAACAGTAAAATTCCCATTGCTTGAAACCAGTGGGTAACTCGATGCTGATGTCAGTTGCCCCTGAGAGTTTACAATAAAACTAGGAATATCAAGTGAATCACCATAGCTTCCTGCGCTCACACCCGTTGAAGAAATAGAAACCGTTGCGATACTTGAAGTGACACCGACAACGATGCCCGTTCCGCCCATAATACCAGCAATCGCCGCAGACGGAATCGTAACACCAAGTCGGATATTCGTGCCGTCACAATAGCAAGGATTGACACCAGCGGCGGGAATATTCCCATTGGTTGATAAAGTGACACCCGTTCCTGCAAGCGTTGTGAACGTCGCCGTATAAGAACCAGTCGTGTTATTTTCCACAATCCATTCTGTCACCGCTGCAGGGGCATAAATATTGATATTCCCTGTGAGTGCCCCAGTAAAAGATAAAATCGAAAAAGCCGCCTCTGTTGATGTCAGGGTGATATTCGAACTTCCTGCAACGGACAACACCAAGCGTGTGTAGGAAAAAGTCGAATTATTTGATACAAAAAGCGAGTAAAAATTCGTCCCATCAGTCGCCACCATGGCGGAACTCCCAGGATTCAATACAAGATTGCTATTTCCATCAATCGTGCCGCTACCTGGCGTAATCGTGATAGTGCCACTACCGCTATTCTTAACCTGCGCGTACCAGCCATTTCCAAGCACAGAAGGTGACTGCGTGGAATAAGCAACTGAACCGCCCGTATTGCGAATCGTGTTTGCCCTATCACCAGAGCCTAATGTATAAGAACCGCTTACCGCAGTAATCGGGCTGTTCTGATTGAGCGTAGTTGCGATTGCCAGTAGGCCAGCACCGGCCAAAGCACTTGCATTAACTGTGGCAGAATTAGCACCGAAAAGAATGACAGCCCATGAACCCGTCGTTGTCGTGTTATTGGTAAGATAAATATAATTCGACAGGCCAGGCGCACAACTTTGCACTGTATTGCCGCTACTGTCCGTCACCGTGAAAGCATGTGAACCAACATTCTGAAACAGAATAGACGTACCAGGACTTGCTTGCGTGGCATCAGGCAAAAGCACTTCAAGCCCAATCGTAGTCGCCGTGATCTGCATAATTCCAGCAGCAATATAAGCGCCCTCAACCGCAACCGAAGGCCAAGATAGAGCCGTGTTCGCGCTAATCGTAAGCGGGTTGTACGCTACTTCAGTAGGGTTTATCGGCAAGCCCGAATAGATGTCTGTAAAACTAGTCATACCGATTGCCCTCTCACTGTACCGCCGTCTGATATGCGGCCTTTGTCCTCAACATCCACCGTTTGCAGCACGCGGTTATAAGAATCCATGTGGCGCTGAAAATCCTCGCCGTTCTTCAGGTAATCCGATGCTTCCACAAGACTAGCATATATCAACAATTCCGGCACCGTTTCTGTGATGATATTAGTTTGATTAAGCGTATCCAGGTAAGGCGGATTGCCATAATAAACCCATTCAGCAGGGTAATCTTGATCCGGCGTGGGGCAGATCAGGATATTATTCTGCGTGGTATCGGTGTAATAAATCGGCGGCGCTGTCTGCGTATCATCAGGCCAGTAAGCACGGCAAAATTCATAACCTGATGGAATAAGATAATTCCGCGTGTTGTTATTAGTACCATTGCCAAACCACAAGCTAACAGTCTCACGCCAGAGCGCAGGCTTTTGGTAAATCGGTGTGCCAGCCACAAGATTGAAAGCCGAATAAGTTTTATAAATAAGCGACTTAATATCCCTTGCACACTTATTTTCTGCTTGCCGAACGAAAAGCGGAATCTCGTTAGCAAAATCCGTATCGCCAACCCGCACGCAGTAATTGGTGATCTGATTTACAAGATCGTTATAGGTTAGGACGTAAGCCATCAGTCAACATCCGAATCATCAAAGGGGTAAGAAGGCGTAATAATCGGTGTTACGACATCAGCACTCGTTGCACTAATCGGAACATCAGGCCGCGCCCATTTCAGCCCAATCCTATCCGGCGGCGGCGGCGGCAAACGATAAGGATCAATCGGATCGCGGCATTTCTGGCAAACCATCAGGCCGGATTGGTTGCCATCCCGCATCAGCATATCCCACGGATACTTAAAATGGCACCTATCGCATACCGCAATGGCAAGCGTGGGGCGGCTTTCAGTGTCCAGAAAGATAGGCATGGCGCACTATAAATTAGTTGCTGTTGTCATGCCTAGCCTAGTCATCAGAATAGCCACCAGCAGAAAGCAAGTTTAGCTTTGCATCTTCCAGCGCGCCAACCAAAGTCAAAATACTTGATGTCGCGCTTATCTTCATTTGAATATTCCCGTCCTTAAACCCAAAAACAATCACCGTATCGTATTCTTCTGCGAGGCTATCATTCAAAACCTTCTTGGCATTATCCGCCATCTGCTTATCTTTAGGGACAATATCCAGTTTCATCATACCGCCGTATAAACTGACGTGTCGGGAATATAGCTGCCGTGCGCATCATCAATTTCTTCCATGTCAGCTAACGCATAATCCTTATCGGCTTGGGCTTTAACAATCGGATAGCGCTCCATATCAACCCCAGGAACTTCAAGAAACAGCCTTTCTGCCAATCCTGAACGTAAAGCCGCAATCCAGCGCACCGGAACCTCAATCTCTTGGCTAAGGGTGCCGACATCTTGAATCTGCCGCTGCCGCCAAAATACTAATTGGTCAAAATCATAATTCGAAACAGGCCAAATCCACGCAATCGGATTAGAATTATTCCCGCGCTGCCGATCAAGCCAGAAATTCGTCACTTGTCGCTCACTTTGGTATTTCTGCGCTAACGACGTGTAATCATCAAAATTATAGCGGCCAAGGATATACTCAAAGAACGTGACATTAAAGCAAACCTGCCGCACGGAAAGCGTCGCTCCTGATGTCTCACGGACGCGGTAATACTGCGCTTGAACCGTAAGCGGAATATCATAATACTGCCATTGGTAATCCGTATAAGCCACGGCAGAAGGCGGCTGAAATAGCGTAGCCCAATTCACGCCATCATAGCTGTATTCGTAAATCAGGCTATAGGTATTCGCGCCGTAGGAATTGATCGCCACATTATCCACTATTGGCGTGTTTCCGCTGCCAAAATTATACTCAATGTAACCATTCGCAGCCGATTGCACGAAATAGGTGCTTAGATTCTGATCGAAGGCATTGGCCGCATTATTTCCGTCGCTGCTGATAGGCGTGCCATTCGCAGCCAACGTGCTTTGGCGGTAAATCCCTTGCATGACATCAAGCGTGCCATCAGGTAGCGTGTACTGATATTGCGCGTTTCTGGTGCCTTGCGTAATCCGTTCAATACACCAAAGATTTACTCCGCCGTTAGATAGTGTAATGCAGAAATCATAAAGGCAATCGAAAGCTGCGCGAAATATATCAGGAGTTTGATTGGTAGATGCAACGCCAGCTTTCCTTAACGCGGATTCAATTAACCGCGCCGTGGTAACAACGGTTTGCCCGACTGTACCTGAAGTTGCCATTTAGCACATTCCGCCCTTTTTCATGCAAACGTGGCCGTTAGAACTACCAGTGTTCATCTCAACATGGCCACCGGACTTCAAGCCTTTATGGGCAATCCGTGCGGGTAACGCTTCATGTGCACGCAACTCACCCTTTAATGCGCTGACTTCCTTTTCGACTTTACCGCCGCTTTTTTTATGCAGTACTTTATCAGCTTTCGCATCGATTTTTTCTTTGGTGGATTTAGACATATTTCCCTCGTTGACTGCTTGTGATGCGCGTGCCTTGGCATTGGCTGCATGGGATTTATCCGGCACTGGATAACTGCGCCCAGGGCCAGCAAATTTAGAATCGGGCAATTTCTTGCGCTCTTTACTGGTTAATTTAGCCATGACTACCTCGCGGCTGCTATTCTAGCATAAAATCATACTTTCCCAAGACTATCTAACCAAACTTTCCCGCCGTAGTGCTTCACCCACGCATCTTTATAAACCCAAAGCTGGCCGCCGATATTCTTCCACTTTTGACAGAAAACAAAATCCTCTGACCAGAGCGTATTATCAGGGCCAGTCGCAACCTCAAACAACCGCGCCACAGGATCATTGGTTTTCCAATCGCGGTACCATTTCCCTTCTTGAATATGCGCCTGCTGCATTTTCAAAAGCATATCTTTAGAAAGCATCAGCATTCCAGTACCCAAGTGATCGGCCTGAATAAATCCGGTTTCACGGCAAACAATAAACGTATCTTGGCTAATAATATTACAAACAAACTTCCGTTCTTCCGTTTTGGCCGGATATGCCATGCCGCAGCAATCCTTGCCCGATGCCAGCAGTTTTATAAAATCAATCGGCTGCCAGCCAATATCCGCATCAATAAAAACCAGATAATCACAGCCCATTTTGATAAATTCATAAACGCATTGGTTGCGCGCGCGCTCAATCAGCGCATCATTCTCTATCGTGATAAGATTAACCTCAATCCCGCGACGGGTTAAAGCCTCAACAGTCAGGCCATAAGAATGCAGATATTGTGAAGTGACGCTATTGCCGTAGCAAGGCGTGGCGATGCAGACTGTCTTGATATTCTCAGGAATCACAAACCGATTTTAGGCTTGTTGAACCCCATAAGCAAGATCAACACTGGCGTTGCTTTTCAAAACTTGCTCAACTACCAGGTTAATTGCACCATTAGGCGCGGTTGTCTGCGGCGTATAAGTACCCCGAACATCCCCAGTTGCAGCCGTGGCCGGAGTTGTCAAATCAGCAGGCACGAAACCAGTGCTGACAGTAGGATAAATTTGATTCCAAGCCGCACGCACAAAACCAAAATCAGAAGCCGCAAAAGGCAATCCAAACGCGCTGCCAACCCCAACTGAAACTGATGAAGTCGTGGTAGATGCCGAAACAATAGAACTGACATAAGCAAACGCCTTCAAAGTCGCCGTGGTTGCCGTACCTACTGGCGTGATAGCAGTCTGCGACATCGCCTCGCCGTAAACATCATAGCCCTTAACGGTAGCAACAGATGAAGTCGTGGCCGTAGATGCACCCGTAAACTGAACCGTACGAGGCGTATCCAAAGCAAATACAGGCACACCATTAACCGTGGCTGACGTAATACCCGTGGTTGCTTGCAAGGTGAAAAATCCGCCAGCAGAAACAGTTTGCGCCGCTGCGAGATTATTCGTGTAACTGGTAACAGGCGCGACAACCAAAGCACCATCGGCAAGCAATGGGACACCATTTTCAATACCAGTATAGCCACCTGCATTGACATAAATCGGGCTGGACGTGCTTCCGATATTCGTCAGCTTATGCGGCGAATTGCGGATCGTACCCGTACCTTGCTGTGTTCCAGCTGTGCCAATCCTAATTCCGTCAGAAAACTGCGTCATGCTATGCTCCTACTTATTGGCCCGATGCCAAAAACACACCGCGAGGATCTGTCCAGCCAACTTGGTACCGTTCCATGGATTTATAACGCATGGAGTTGGTTTCAAAGTCACCTTCCATGGTTTTTTCCAATGCCGTCCGCTCAACATACTGCAAGCCTTGCATCGCATCCGTCGTAACGCCCCAAAGCGTGTTGCTCGTCAATCGTGACAGCACCGCAGGAACATCATCCAACGAGCCAAGCACGGGGTTGATGTCGTTATTAGCAGTACCAGTCCGCAATGCTGATTTCAGCAATACTTTCCCAGTCATCTCAAGCGCAGGCGGCACAAACAATTTCTTACCGCGCAAGCCAATTTTCTTACCGCGAGGGTCAGTCGCTGCACGAATGTTCTGCAATAAGGTTTCCAGCGTGGTTTGAGACAGCGTTCCCGTGACCAGGTTTGAATAAGTCGAACCGACACCAGGGTGGGCTGCATTAGCCAGTGAGACTCCATCCGGGCCAGGATAAGCCGAGTTGAAGGCGCGAGAAAGGACGTTAGCGCACTTGATTTCTTCCGTTTCACGCAAGGATTTCCCAAGGTGTTTCGCAAGAATTGGGCCAAGACTTTCATGATCGCCGTCATCAACCAAGACTTTCGTTAGAGCAAATGCCAATCCTACCTGACGATAAACGTAGATAGACGTGTATTGCTCACCCGCGAAGTCATAAGTTACAGGGTCGCCATCACCGACATCCGGTGCGGCCCCAAAACCATAGTAAAATGGCTCAACGTGCTGGTTGCGTGGAAGGCCCTTAATTTTCTTAAAGACCAGTTCCCATTCTTTGTTCTCATCATAGAGACCATCAAATGCTTTCCCCAGAATTGGTGATACAGTCGCCTTAAAGCGGGCCGAGGTAATCGGTGCAGCCATTTTCTATTCTCCTATGTGGTGCCAGGTGATTTATCTGCAACCGTTTGCAGACGTGCGATCTTAACCTCAACCCAGGTGTAGGCATCGCCCCAAGCATTGCTTGGATCGTCCCAAAGATTCAGCACTTGAAGCTGACCAGTCAGGCCAGGGTTAGCTGCAGCCGTGGTACTCATCGACGTGTATGAGTTTCCACTCAAGCTATCACCGCTAGTCAGCGTGCCAGTAGCAAAGTCGTAAGATGCGCCAATAGCAGTCTGTGCAATCGAGCCAGCCGCTTGAATACGGTAGATAGTCGTAGGGTCTTGCCATACATAAGCCTGAATTGGCACCTGCGTATTAACAGTCGTATTAGCGGGCCAGTAACCCACGTTAGCGATAATATTCCCTGAAGGGTAATAAGAACAGCCAGCAAATACACCCCAGATATCTTCGGCAGTGGTTGCGGCTACCAAGTAACCGCCAGAAAGTGCTACAGGCGCACCAATGAAAAGGTTGCTCGCATAACCAGATTGAATACCATTGGTAAGTTCAATCGTGCTAGGCGCCGCACCCATCATTCCGTTGCGGACTGCTACTAGGCCAAGTGGCGCTGAAATTGCTGACATTCAATACTCCTTACTGTTGTATCGAAGCTCAGCGCCGGATTACACCCGTATTCACTGCGCCTCGAAAATTAGGCTGTTTACTCTTTTGTCCGGTCTGGTGACCAAACGAAAATCCATCCCCATCTTCGCTGATTAAACTGTTTCCCCTATGCGTGGGAGCTTCCCGTTTGAATTTGGTGGCCGCGTCATTCTCGTATTCGAGCGGTTGATCGTGTCCAACATCGGCCATGTATTCTAAGTAATCTTCTAGCGGAACCTTGTAAGCCTTCTTCTCATTGATGGTTACATTGGAGTTTTCATCCATTCCAACCGGAATAACACTTAGAGGCCAATTCTCTGGGTCTCCTTTGGCTGCTTCACTGTAACTGATCGGGGTGTATCCGTTTCTTAGAAAGTTGTTTCGGATACTGCCCTCATTAAGGGGTTCGCCGCCAATCCAAGTACTGTGATATCCCGATAGCTTCGGTGGAGCGGGAAGCAATTCAGCGTCCTGGAACCTTTTGGTTCGGCGCTGCCTAGGTCGTAGCGGCTGCGCATCTGACAATGAATCTATAACAGATTCATGTTGGGCGCTAGGGGCATCTTTAACCTCATCAATAATTTTTCTGGGACGACCAGGTGGCCGCTTAAATCTCTCATCCATTGCGTTTCTCCTTCTCCATAACCGCTTGATATTCCTTGATTGCCTTATTGCGTGCCTTGGGATCATCCCAAATACCCGCGTTCTTCCATTGCTGCACCGTCCACGAAGGAATCTT